CGGCCATCCGACCAGCCTGGTGGTGCTGGCACCTTCGGCCGTGTTCGTCCAGACGAAACCGACCGGCGAAACGGTGTACCGGATCGCCGGCCAGGAATACGACCCTGAGGACATTCTCCACGTTCGGGGCGTGACCCTTCCCGGGCACACGACCGGTCTCGGCCCGCTCGCTGTGCAGCGCCGCACCATGGGTCTCGCCATTGCCGGCGAGGACTACGCAGGAGAAGCGTTCGTGAACGGGGCGATGCCGACCGGCGTCATCCAATCTGAAACCGAGATGACCCGCGACGAGTCCGAGGCTTTGAAGGCCGCTTTCGTTGCCGCGCATGGTGGCCGGCAACGCTCGCCGGCTGTCCTGTCGGGCGGCGTCACGTACCAGGGTCTCTCGTTCTCGCACGCTGATCTCGAGCTGCTCGACTCGCGGCGATTCAACGCCGGGGCGGTCTGCACCGTTTTTGGCGTACCCGGGTTCCTCGTCGGCGTCGCGTCGGGCGATTCCAAGACGTATTCGAACGTTCAGCAGGACACGCAGCTGTTCGTCTCGTACACGCTGCGCCCGTGGATCGCCCGCCTCGAGGCGAGCCTTTCGCAGCTGCTTCCCCGCGGCCAGGAAGCAAAGTTCAACCTCGATGGTCTGCTGAGGTCGGACACGATGGCCCGGTACCAGGCGCACGAGGTCGGCCTGCGGGCCGGGTTCCTGACCGTCGACGAGGTGCGGGCCCTCGAGGACCTCGACCCCGCACCCGCACCCGAACCCGAGCCGGAGGAGACCGTCGATGAGTGACGTCGAAACCCGCACGGTCGAGCTCGCCGGCCTCGAACTACGAGAAGATGACGACGGCCACCACCTGGTCGGCATCGTCGCCCCGTGGCAGGCCACCTACGACGCCGGCGACTACGTCGAGACGTTCGGTAGGAACGTGTTCGACAAGACCATCCAGGAGCGCGGCGATCGGATTCCGCTGCTCGAGCAGCACGACCGGGGCCGTAACCCGATCGGCATGGCGGCATCCTGGGAGAAAACCGCTGACGGTCTCGTCGCGGATTTTCGGTTGGCCCGCACCGCCCGAGGCGACGAGGCCCGCCAGCTCGCCCTCGACGGGATGGTCACCGGCCTGTCAGTCGGGTTCGTTCCGATCCGAAACAGGACCGAGAAGGTCGCCGGCCGTAACCATGTGACCCGCCTCGAGGCGCGTCTCGACCATGTCGGGTTCGTCACGCAGCCGGCGTACAAGGAGGCGCAGGTCGTTTCCGTTCGGGCGTTCGACCCCGACGACGTAGAGCTCGCGCCGAGGCTGGCCCGGTGGCGACACCTATTGACCAATGTCGAATAATCCGCACGGCCGCTGGTACTAACCTCAGAAGCGAGCGCCGCGAATCGCGCCGGATCACCACCCGGTTCGCACCCTCGAATCACCACCAACCGATTCCAGGAGTGAACCGATAATGAAGCTTCTCGACCAGCTGGTCGAAGAGCGGGCCGAGATCTCCGGCACCCAGGAGGGCATCGTCTCCCTGGCCGCCGAAGAGGCCCGCGACCTCACCGAGACCGAAGATACGAACCTGCGTGACCTCAAGGCGCGCGGTGACCAGCTCGACGAGCGGATCACCGAGCTGCGGGCCGTCCAGGTCGCCAACCTCGAAGCCGCAAAGCTGCGGGCCGAGGTGGCCGCCACCGACGAACCCCAGGAGCGGGCCGCCGGCCGCGTCACCATCACCGACGAGCCGCTGACGTACCGGGAGGACGGCGAGCATTCGTTCTTCCAGGACATGTACCGGGCGCAGGTGCTGTCCGACCCGTCAGCGCAGGGTCGCATCAGCCGCCACCAGTCCGAAATGGAGGTCGAGCACCGGGCCGACGGGACGAGCTCCAACTGGGCCGGCCTCGTCGTACCCCAGTACGCCGTGAACCTCGCCGTCGCAAAGGCCCAGGCCGGCCGCAACTTCGCGAACGTGTGCCGCCAGCTGCCCCTGCCATCGTCGGGGCTCACGGTGAACGTGTCGAGGGTGTCGACGTCGTCCACGGTCGCGGCGCAGGCGTCCGAAAACGCGGCGGTGTCGGAGACCACGATCGACGACACGCTCATGTCGGCGTCGGTCGCCACCTACGCCGGGGCTCAGGACATCTCGCGTCAGGCCCTCGAGCGTGGCGACCGGATCGACGAGATGATCTACGAGGATCTGAGCCTGTCGTACGCAACGAACCTGACGCACGACCTGATCGACGGGGCAGGAACCTCCGGTAAGCACACCGGCATCCTGCGGGTCTCCGGCATCGGTGACATCGACACCGACGACGCGAGCCCGACCGGGTACGAGACCTGGCAGAAGATCATCAAGGGCATCGGGACCGTCGCGGGAGCGAAGTACCTGCAGCCCGACGTGATCGTCATGGCACCCCGCCGATGGAGCTACCTGGTCGGTTCGTTGGATTCCAACAACCGCCCGCTGCTCACCCCGAACACGCAGCTCGGGTCCAACGTCATCGGGGTTGGCAACGCCGCCGGCACGAACGCTGTCGGGACCATCGCCGGCGTGCCCGTGGTCGTCGACGGAAACATGCCTACGGATCTCGGGGCGGCCTCCGACGAGGACGCAGTCGTGATCATGCGGTCCGACGACGTGCTCCTGTGGGAGAACGCCGGAGGCGCACCGATGCTGGCCCGCTATGACTCGGTCGGCAGCGCGAACCTCACCATCAAGATCGTGGCGTTCGGCTACTCGGCCTTCATGGTGCGGGACCCGAACTCCGTGTGCAAGCTCCAGGGCACGCTCTACAACGCGGTCCTGTAGTAACCCCACCGGTCGGGGCGGTCGGCCAGCGAGCAGGCCGGCCGCCCCATCCCTGGAAGGACACACCATGAGCAGCTACGACGATCTGTGGGACAAGCAGGCCCCGGCCCGCGTCCACAAGCCCCGTGACGAACCGGAACCGCCGAAGAAGGCCGGCACCGCTAAGAAGGCCACGAAGGCCGCTTAGGGCGTCTGAGGGCGTCTAATGGCGAACTACACCTCGAGGGCGACGGTCAAAACGTACCTGGGTATCCCGTCCGGTACCACGACCGAGGATTCGGCCATCGACGCAGCGATCGACGCCGCCGAAACCGAGATCGACAACATTTGCGGCCGCACGTTCGTAGTGCCCGGGTCCGCGACGGCGAAGGTGTTCCGGCCGGCCGACAACGTCACCGTCGAGGTGCCCGACATCGCTCAGACAACCGGCCTGGTCGTCAAGGTCGACACCGAGAACGACGGCGACTACGACACGACCCTGACGGTCACGTCGGAGTACCTGGTCGACGGTAACGCCGCCCCGTACCGTCGGATTCGACGAGTCGACGGCGCAGCGTTCCCGGCGTACACCTCGAACCGGCCGACCGTCGAGGTCACCGCGTTCTGGGGGTACGGCATGACGGTGCCGGCTCCGATCCAGCAGGCCGCGACGGTGCTCGGGGCGCGGCTGTATCAGCGGCGCAGCTCGCCGCTCGGGTTCCAGGCCGGCGTTTCGGCCGACGCGGTCCGCATCTCGAGGGTCGACCCTGATATCCGGTCGCTGCTGGCCGGCTACCGCCTCGTCGGCGTGGCCTGATGGCCGACTACGGGGCGATTCGTGACGGACTCAAGACCCGCCTGGAGACCCTCACCGACCTCGCGGTCGTGTTCGACACGTTCCCTGACCGGGTCATCGTTCCGGCCGCCGTTGTCATCCCCGGTTCGACGGTCGCTGCGTACCACCAGTCCGGCAACGACGCCGGCCAGCTCCAGACGTTCACGTTCCACATCGAGGTTCTGGTGCCCAGGTGGGAACCGCACAGCGCGCAGGACGCCCTCGATGCGTACATCTCTGGCAATGCTTCGGTCGAATACGCGATCCGAGGCGATAAGACACTGGCCGGGAATGCGTTCGATTGCCAGGTCGTACGTTGCTTCGATTACGGCGGCAGGATCGTCGCAGATTCGGAGTATCTCGGTGCTACTTTTGAAGTGGAGGTAATCGCCTGATGGCACGATTCAAGATCACCGGCAACCATTCGGTGGCCGGAAAGACCCCGGGCGATTTCGTCACGGATAACGACCTGGAGGACGCCGACGTCGACGCACTCGTCGAGGGCGGCCACCTCGAGGCCGGCAACTCGACCACCAAGAAGACAGAGGAGTAACCCGTGGCGAAATACATGGGCAACGACGCCAGCGTCACCGTGAACTCGGTGGACCTGAGCGACCACATTTCGAGCATTTCCTTCACGGAGACCTCGGCCGAACTGGAAAGCACCGCGATGGGCGACTCGAACGTCACCCGGATCGCCGGTCTGCGAGACGGTTCGTGCAGCATCGAGTTCCAGGCTGATTTCGCGTCGTCCGAGGTTTACGCGACCTTGAACCCGCTGATCGGCACCACGACCACGGTCCTGGTGAAGCCGACGAGCTCCGCTGTTGGGGCCACGAACCCGTCGAAGTCGGTGTCGGTGCTGGTCACCGAGGTGCCGTTCGTCGACCACGCCGTCGGTGATCTGGCCACCATCAGCGTGACCTGGCCGTTCGCTGGGGCCGTGACGACCGCTACGAGCTGATGATCGACCTGACCCTCACCGTCCAGCTCGAGGACGGCGAGCGTTGGGAAGTCACCCCAAAGCTCGCAACGTACGTCCGATTCGAGGACAAGTTCTCCACGGCCGTCTCGGCGGCGTTCGCGGAGGGCACCGTCCATCTCAAGCACCTCGCGTGGATTGCCTGGGATGGTTCGAGGCGGGCCGGGAGGACCGTGCCGCTGTTCGACGAGTTCGTAGACAAGCTCGAGGATCTCGACGTCACCGAACACGCCGCCCCTTTAGCCGGCACGGAGTGACCTACCACCTCGCGCAGCTCGCTTTGGTCACCGGACAACCGATAACCGCTCTGCTCGAGGCCCCGCCGTCGATGGTGCGGGCTCTCAGGGCGGCGCACAACGAGAGGGCGAAGGAGCAGCAGCGTGGGCAAGCGGGCAGCAGTCGAGGTCGAGGGCGCTAGAGAGCTCCGAAAGGCCTTCACCGCGATGGGGGACGAGGCCGTTTCCGACCTGAAGGCCGTCAACCTCGAGGCCGCCGAGATCGTCGCGGCAGCTGCTCGACCCCTGGTACCCAAGCAGACCGGCAAGCTCGAGTCGACGGTTCGTGCCGCCGCAGCGAAAACCCGCGGTTCGGTGAAGGCCGGATTCAAGAAGGTGCCGTACGCCGGCGCGGTGCATTTCGGGTGGCCCGCCCGAAATATCAGCCCTCAGCCGTTCCTTTACGATGCAATAGATCGACGCCGCGACGAAGTAGTGCAGGCGTACGAGGACAACGTCACCAATCTCCGCAAGAAGCACGGCCTCTAAATGGCGAAGTCAGCGATAATCAACGTCGCCATTCTCGGTGACGCAAAGAAGCTGAATAAGGCCCTCGCCGGGGCCGAGAAGCGCGTCGGGAAGTTCTCCGGCAAGGTCGGCAAGTCCATGAAGGCCGTGTCGGCCGGGTTCGCCGGCCTCGGCGTCGCCGGCGTCGGAGCGGTCGTCAAGTTCGGCCAGGAGTTCGAAAAGGTCGAGCGGACCCTGCGGGTCGGCACCGGAGCGACCGGCGACGCCCTCCAGGGCCTGATCGACATCACGCAGAACCTCGCTACCCGGGTGCCGGCCGGGTTCGAGGAGATTTCGACGGCCGTTGCAGACGTCAACACGAGGCTCGGCCTGACCGGCAGCGACCTCGAGGCGTTTTCGGAGCAGATGCTGAACCTGTCGAGGATCACCGGGTCGGACCTCCAGGGCAACATTTCGGGCGTCACGCGTGTCCTGGGGGACTGGGGCGACATGGCCGGCACGGCCGGCGACGCAGCGGATTTCCTGTTCACCGTCGCACAATCGACAGGCATTGCTTTCGGGACGCTGTCCGACCAGCTCGTCCAGTACGGCGCGCCGATGCGTCAGCTCGGATTCTCGTTCGACGAGGCCGCCGCGCTGCTCGGAAAGTTCGAGAAGGAAGGCGTGAACGCGGAGCTCGTCATGGGTTCGATGCGTCAGGCGCTCGGGAAGATGGCCCGCGAGGGCGAACCGGCGATCGAGACGTTCCAGCGGGTCACCGAGCAGATCAAGTTGGCCGGCTCCGCGTCGGAAGCCAACGCGATCGCCCTGGACCTGTTCGGTGCCAGGGCCGGCCCCGACATGGCCGCAGCTGTACGCGAGGGCCGTTTCCAGCTCGACGATTTCTTCGAGACGATGGCCGGCGGCGGCGACAAGATCAACGCGGCGGCGGCCGAAACGCAGACCCTGAGCGAAAAGTTCACGTTGCTGAAAAACCGGGTCGCTGTGGCGGCCGCGCCGGCGATCGGGAGGGCGTTCGACGGGCTCGTCGAGGCGTTCGATTCGATCGGGCCGGCATACGAACGCGTCTCCGAATGGTTCCGCGACGTCACGAACTCGGAACGGTTCCAGGCGTTTCAGCGAACGACCGCCCGGATCTTTGACGCGATCGAGGAATCGGCGCGGGTGCTGGCCCGCTTTTTTCAACGGTTCGTCCAGCCGATCATCGTCGCGGCGACCCTCGGTGTCGTCTCGGTGTTTCGGAAACTGTGGGATGTCGTGTCCGAGGTGGCCGGGCTCATCGAGGCGCTGTTCCGTGGCGACATGGAGGACGTCTGGAAGCATTTCAAGAACCTGGCCGTGGCCGCCGTCGACCTCGTCGTCGACGTTTTCATCCGGCTCCCGTACCGGATCGGCAAGGCGGCACGCGGCCTGGTGTCCGAGCTCGGCGGCATGGTGTGGAAGTTCCAGACGTACCTGGTCGACAAGGTCGTCGGGATCGTTCAGGCGATGCCCGGCAAGATCATCGAGCTGCTGGCCGCGGTCGGAAGCGACATCATCGAGGCCGGCAAGCAGCTCGGCGGGTGGATCCTCGACGGGATCCTCGATGCGTTGAAGGGGCTCGGATCGAAGATTCTCGACCTGCTACCCGGCGGCGGCCTGTTCGGGAAGCTGTTCCAGTCGACGTCAGCGGTGAAGCAGCGCCTACCGAAACCGACACTGGCGTCGGCGGCGGGGTTCCCTAGAGCAGAGGGCGGCCTGATGCGTGGCGCACAGTTCGAAACGGGGCCGGGTGGCATGTCCCGGCTTGTGTCGGCCGGCACCTCGGCGGCCCTGGCAGGCCGTGAGGGCGAGCTGTTCCACGCCACCGTCGACCTCGGGGCTCTCGCGTCGTCTCAGGGCAACATCACCGTGAACGTGGCGGGCAGCGTCACCACCGAAACGGAACTCGTCGAGACGATCCGCACCGGGCTGATAAAGTCGCAGCAATCGGGCCGCCAGCTCGTCATCTGATGGCACCAGCGGCGACCCTCACCGCGACCCTGCGGTACGCCACGGGCCCCGGGTTCGGCCCGACCATGGTCGTCGGTTCGACCGTGTCAACTCTCGGCAAGGGCGTGCTCGGCACCGTCGCCAACGACCCAATCGACATCACCTCGAGGGTTCGCAGCGCCGTGATCCGTCGGGGCCGCACCAGGGCCCTCGACAAGTTCGAGGCCGGCATCGCAACCATCCAGGTGCTAGACACGACCGGCGAGTTCGACCCGCAGGACGGCACGCACGGCAACCCGGCCCCGATGCTCCAGGTGCGTCTCTCGGCGACGTACGACGGCACCGAGCGCCTCTTGTTCTCCGGTTTCACGCAGGATTTCGACTACCAGTACCAACCGGGGGTCGACGCCTCCATGCTGACCATCACCGCCGTCGACGCGTTCCGAGCGTTCAACCTCTCGAACATTACGACGGTGGCCGGCACCTCGGCCGGTCAGAGCTCCGGTGGCCGCATCGACGACATCCTCGACGCGATTTCGTGGCCGACGACGGTACGCAACGTCGACACCGGCGACGCGACGCTGGCCGACGACGACGGCTCCTCGAGGGACGCGCTCGCAGCCTTGCAGCTCGTCGCGCAGGCCGAAATGGGCGGTTTCTGGATCGACGGGGACGGCGACGTCCGGTTCCTGTCCCGCTCGAACGCAATCAAGACGGGGCGTGGCACGCCGACCGTGTTCGACGACGACGGCACCGACATCACCTACCAGGCTGTCGATTTCGAAATGGACGAGCAGCTGCTCATCAACTCGGCAAAGATCACCCGCACCGGCGGCGCTGCGCAGACCGCGTCCGATTCGACCTCGATCACCGACTATTTCGAACGTTCGTACATCAAGTCGGCGCTCCCGTTCGACACCGACGCACAATCCCTCGATTTCGCCCGCATGGTCGTGCAGACCAGGAAAGACCCCGAGCTACGCATCCGGTCGATCACCCTGGACCTCACCGACGACGTCCAGACCCGCGTCGAGGCCGGCCTCGACCTCGATTTCTTCTCACCAATCACCGTGAACCGGACCACTCCAGGCGGGAAAAGAATCGCTAAGACCCTCACCGTTCAGGGTGTCGAGCACCGAATCCGGCCCGATCGGTGGATCACTAAACTGTCGACGGCTGAGATGATCGCTGACTCTTTCATAGTCGGCACCGACAAGCTCGGCACCGGATTCCTCGGTTACTAGGAGACAAAGTGGCGCAACAGACCTACTCGGGAATCCCGGCGGCGTTCGCAACCGGCGACGTCCTGACCGCCGCGAACCTCAACCTGATCCGCGACTGGATCGTCGCGTCGATCAAGGAAGGTGAGACCGGCGACACCGGCGAAATCCTCCCGGCCATCTACGACCTGACGAACAACCGTGTCGTTCTCGACGCTGGCGGCATCGAGTTTTCGGACGGGACGACCCAGACCAGCGCCGCCGGTGGTCTCGTCTCCGAGATCGCCCAGGCAACCGTCGCCGCGCAGGAGTCCACGACCTCGACGTCCTATACGGACCTGGCGACCGTAGGCCCGACGGTGACGATGACCACCGGCACGAAGGCCCTAGTGATCATCACGGCAAGCAGCGAACTCGCTACGACGGTGAACCGGCTGAGAATGAGCGTTGACATTACGGGAGCGACCACCTCGGGCCCATCTAACGCGCGGGCCCTCTACCTCGAGACCAGCAGCGGCTCCGGCGCTATCCGCGCCTCGGCGATGATTTTCTACGACGCGCTGACCGCTGGTTCGAACACCTTTAAGGCAAAGTATGTATCCGGTGGGGCGACCGTCTACTGGCAGCAGCGCGACATGATCGTCATGGACCTCGGGAGCTGATGAGATGAGTACGCGGGCAACGGTCACCACCGGTAAGGAAATAAACCTAAAGCAGCTCGACGACGAGCTCGGCGGCCACGGACTCTGTATGAACGCAGAGGACAGCACCGTGAAGATCGTCGCCGTAGCGGATGACTCGCCGGTCACCCAGGCGCAGCTCGCAGCCGGCGTCGACGACCACGACGCCCAACCGGCCCCACAACCGACCCTCGAGGAACGCCTCGCTTCCGTCGGCCTCGACCTCGACGAGCTGCGGGCCGCCCTGGCCTGATGTATCCAGGCTGGTACTCCGACGTCGAGTACCTGGAGGGGTTCCGAGACGACGGCGACGAAAACGTCGAGCAGCTCGACCCGCTACTCGTTTTCCGGCTCGCCTCCGCGTACCGCGATTCGCCATACCTGCGGGAGCACCTCACCATCGAATCGGCGGCCCGAACGCGGGCCGAGCAGGAATACCTGTACGCCGGCTGGAAGGCCCGCCGCCCCGGCTACGCCCTCGCCGCGTCGCCTGACCGGATCATCGGCCGGCACCGCGGCACCACCTGGAGAGGCTCCTACCATCAGGTCCAGGACACGGGCTGGGCGTACGCAGTCGACCTCACGCACCACATGCGCGGCTCCTGGGACGAATGCCACAAACGCCTCCGAGCGTGGGGCATCCACCAGACCGTCGAGGGCGAACCGTGGCACCACGCCGCCCAGACCATCCGAGGACCGTTCCCGGGGCCGACCCCGGTCTGGGAAACTTTGACGCCAGACGCGAAGGACGATGACATGACCCCAGAACTCGAGGACCGCCTCGACGACCTCCAGACCAACCTCGCAACGTGGGTCTGGAACGGCCACATCGCCGAAACGCAGAAGCTCGACCGGATCATCGAACTCCTCGAGAAAGTGGCAGCCAAATGAAACCAGGAACCCAGGTCGTCGACCAGACCGGCAAGGGCGTAATGATCGGCGCGGTCGCCGTCGTGCTGGCCGACACGAACCTCGACCCGACCGTGCGCGGCGCAATCATCACGCTGGCCGCCGCGCTGCTCGCGTGGCTGTCGACCCTGATCGGGAACCGCACGGTCGCGTCGTTCCTGACGAAGTGACATGGCCGAGGTGCTGGCCGGCGTCGGCCTCGTACTCGCTGCCGGCGTGTCGGGCCTCGCGTCGATCCTGGTTGCGCGGCTACGCACCGAGAATACCGACCAGCACGCAGCGAACCTCGAGCGTCTCGCCGCGATAGGCGACGACGTATCCGAGGTCCGAACCGACGTACGAGACATCCGGCAGTCCCATACCCGGCACCTGGAGTGGCACGCTGAAAAGCGACAACCTGGCTGATTTCGCAGCCTCGCAACGACCGCACGCTCGGCCCCGGTGGACCGATCAACTGCCCGACGACGTCGTCGCCCAGATCATGGCGTCCACCGCCGGTTCGACCACTGTCGCTGACTGGCTGGTGTCGATCGGATACGAGGACGCGACCCGCCACCGCGTCGCTGATCTGTTGAAGGAGCGGCAACGTGCCCACCGGCCTGGATGATTTCGAAGCCGAGGTCGACCTGCTCGACGAGCTCCGCAAGGCCGAGACCCGCAACGCGAAGCAGACGCTACGGATTCGCGGCCTGAAACGCGACGTCCGCGACGCCCGCGCCGCCCTCGAGGATGCCGAGCTGCGGGTCGAAACGTACGAGGCGGCGACCGGGCAGAAGGTTCCGACCTGGACGACCCGTAAACGGCCGAAAAAGTCCGCGGCGACCGTGTGCGCGTTGCTGTCGGATTGCCATTTCGACGAGATCGTCAGGTTCTCGGAGAACGGCCAGAACGCCTACAACCGGGAGATAGCCGAGCAGCGGCTCCGACGGTTCGCCGACAAGGTCATCGGCCTGTCGTACGACCAGGTGCAGGGCGTCGACATCGACGGCCTGGTGCTGCTCCTCGGAGGAGACCTCGTAAACGGGTCGCTTCACGACGCGTCGGAACACAACGAGACGCCGTACATGCCGCTCACGGTCGCGCATTGGGCCGGCCACCTCGCCGCGTGCATTGACCGTCTCGCAGAAGCGTTCCCTCGGGTGCATGTCGTATCGGTGGTCGGCAATCACGGCCGGCTCACGATGAAACCCCGAACCGCTGGTCGAGCTCGCGATTCGTGGGACTGGCTCCTCGTCCATTCGGCCCGCCAGCTCGTCTCCGACGACACGATCACCTGGCAGATCCCCGAATCGCACGACGCACTCGTCGAGGTGTACGGCACGACAATTCTGCTAACGCACGGCGATTCGGTGAAAGGCGGCGGCGGCATCGGCGGGATCTGGCCGCCCATCAAACGCCTCCAGGCCCGTCTCCAGGTGCACAAGCCGCACGACCTACTCGTCATGGGCCACTGGCACCAGCTGACCATGGCCGCCAGCGCCGGCCTGATCGTCAACGGTTCGCTGAAAGGGTGGGACTCGTACGCCGCCATCTACGCATTCTCGGCCGAACCGGCGCAACAGGCGTGGTGGCTCGTCACGCCAACCCATGGCGTCACCATGGAGGCCGGCGTTTTTGTCGAGGACGCGAGAGCGGAGGGCTGGGGCTAGTGGCCGGGTCCACCACCTGGCCGGCAATATCGTCTAGCGTCGTTTCCGACAAGTATTTACGGACCGTGGGGGTTCTCAGATGGACATTGTCCGAGTGGCCGACAAGTTGGCCGCATTCCGACACGATTTCCCAGCTCGGAAATACGGCATCGAGCAATGGGCCGAAGAAGACCTATGCGGGCAGACGCCCAGGGTGTGGGGGTTCACGAAGATAACGAACCTCGAATCCGGCGCGGTACTCGCTCAGGCGTGCGGCACCAGGGCGTTACGCGAACCCGTCGTCGGTGCCCAGGGGTCACGCGACACCAGAGACCCCGACCGGGCGATGACGCAGGCCCTCGGGCGGGCCCTCGGCCTGCTCGGTTACGCAGAAGGGCACAGCATCGAGGGCGATACCGACGAACCGGACGAAACCGGCGTGGAGCTCGCTGCGGCCAGCACCGCCCCGCCGGCACCGCCGCAGAAGGCCGAAAGCCCGGTCGCGGCGGCCCGCAGGGCCCTCGCTGGCGAGGTGCCGGCCGAACCCGACGTCGACCTCGTCTCGACCGACGACCTGAGGGCGCAGCTGAACGCGTGCACGCCGGAGGCCAGGGGAAAAGTACGGGCCGGCCTCCAGCTCGCCGGCTTCAGCACCGAGATTCCCGACTGGATGGAAACGACCGCCCTCGAGGCGCTGACCGACGCGGTGACCGTCGAGCTGATGAAGGCCGGGGAGGTCGCATGACCCCGGTAGCCCGCCACACGGACCCGTGGACGTCGCATGACGCCGCCCGATCGCTCGGAGACCTGACCGGGATTCAGGAGAACATCCTGTCGCTGTTCGAGGCGTTCGGCCCGATGACCGACCAGCGCCTGGTGCGCGAGTACGCGTTCCGGTTCCCGGTGGCCGGCCCGTCGACGATCCGTACCCGCCGCAACGAGCTGGAGAAGCTCGGGCTCGTCGAGGTCGCCGGAATGGATACCACGGAAGGAGGCCGGCCGTGCCGCAGGTTCCGACTCGCGCAATCGACCCTCTTTCCGGCGTGATCACCGAGGCGCAGTTTCAGGAAACCGTCGTCGACGCTGCGGAGCTGTTCGGCTGGTGGGTTTTCCACGACAACGACTCGAGGCGCAACCGTGCAGGGTTTCCCGACCTGGTACTCATAAGGCCGCCGAGGGTCGTGTTCCTCGAGCTGAAGCGTGAGAAGGGCCGCGTGTCGCCGGTCCAGGCCGAGGTGCTGTCCATGCTCGACGGTTGCGACACCGTCGAAACCCATGTCGCCCGACCATCTCAGTGGTCGGACGTCTGCCGGTGGCTCTCATGATCGCCAGCATGAGAACCCCGGCGGGAAGGGAAACGGGCCCCTCCTTCGGCGGGCCTGATCGGGGCTCCCCTACGGCCCCGGACGGCGTGCTGGCCGTTTCCCGGCCGGACCCCGACCTCGATGGC